GAGCGCATCAAGATCACGCTTGAAAAGGATCAGACCGCTTATGAGCCGGGTAATTATGAGCTGGCTGATAGTTCGTTCTTCGTCGGCAAGTACAACGATTTGATGTGCCGCCCGCGCCTGGTACCGATGCCAGCAGGGCAGGGCGCAGCGTCTAAAGCTTCTTGATAGGGCGCCGTCATGTCGAAAGTCTTTCTAACTTGCGATTTAAACAACCTTTCGATTGTGAACGGCGCTCCTGTGTGTTCAGAGTGGGAATACATGACACCCATGTTTCCCATGTTCGAATTAACGTTGCCGGAACTATCGGCCGTTATGGGCGCAACTGCGCTTTTTTTGGCAATCTGTTACAGCGGGCGCGGATTGCTCAAACAACTTTTATCGCCCGCTAATTCTGACTGAGGTCACATCCATGAAAGCAATGAATGTTGTTCGCCGTTTCGGCGTGAAAGTTGGTGGCGCTGCTGCTGGTGCCGTTGTTCTGTCCTCGCCGGTTTACGCCGCCATTGATACCACTGCGGTCGTTGATGAATTTGCATCTGCTGGCACTGCTGCCGGTGCTGTCATCGTCGCTGCGATGGTGTTCGCTGGTATCTGTATGGCCGGTTTTGCGCTGTATCGCCGCCTCAAGTAACACGGTTGCATCAGGGGCCCTTCGGGGCCTCTTTTTCTTTGGGGTATCGAAAAATGACGCTTTATATTCTCGTTGTCTGGCTGCTCGGCCTTAACATCATCTTCACCTCATGAAAAAACTACTTTTTGTTTTTCTCGCTTGCTTTTCTTTTTCGGCATTCGCTGAGAATTATTATTGGGAATTGGGCGGCGTCCCCAATCAGCGTTTTGATTTACCAATGGATGCTTGCGCTTATTACGAAGCCAACAACCCCCCATATACTTTGCAAGGCCCTGGCACTGGTTTTGATACGCCTACTATTTTTAAGTGTGCATTCGGTGTTAATGGTCAGGTTTTATCCAGCCCTTCAATCAAACTTGTTTACCGTCGCGGCAATACTTGCCCGGAAGGCACTGTTTATAATCCCGAAACGGGCGGTTGTGAGGCTGATTGTTCGGCCACTGTTGGCGAGTATCTGTTGGCGCGTGGGGCTGACGGCCCCGTAATCAATAACGATGGCACCAACTATGTGGCCAGCTCTGCGCCTGAAAGCGTCTGCGCTGCAAGTTGTTCCTATTCCTTAACAAGTTCTTTTAACAGCTCTTGCTATTTTGTCCCAGGCTCTACCGACACCGGCTATTGTAATTACATCGTCGAAGGTACCGGGGAGTCTTGTTCTTCGCATAATTTGGTTCCAGGTGGCCCCGGCGATCCGTTGAACGCGCCGCCTCCGCCTGATCCTGACGACCCTAATCCAGACCCCGAAGAACCAGACCCCTGTCATGGCGTGCCCGGTTTCGAGTGGGACGGTTCAACTTGCGTTAAAACTCCCGGCGACGGTGGCGACGGTGATGGCTCAGGTGATGGTGGCGGCTCTGGTGACGGCGGCGGCTCTGGTGACGGCGGTGGCTCCGGTGATGGTGGCGGCTCTGGTGATGGTGGCGGCTCTGGTGACGGCTCCGGCGGTGATGGTTCTGGCGGTGATGGCTCTGGCGGTGATGGCTCTGGCGGCGGTTCTGGTGAAGATGGCACCGATAACACTGGTAACGCTTCTGCCGGTTGCGATTCGCCGCCCTCAGGCTCTGGCGATCCGCTTCTGGTTGCGATGCTCCAACAGCAGTGGCACACCATGTGTGCGGGTGATGAATTGACCGAGGCCCAGTTGCAGGCCGGCTTGACTGCTAAGGGTCTGCAAAATGCTGATGATCTCGACAACGTTTTAGGGGAGGAGGGCGAGGACATAAGCTCGCAAGTTACCTCGGCAATTAATGGCGTTTTCAGTTCTGGGCCTTCTAATGCCTGCCCGCTTACTGATTCCACCATTTCGACCAAATGGGGCAGTTTTGAATTGCCGTGGACTATGGGTTGCTCAATTTTTAATGTCATTTCGGCAATGATTTTCTTTTTTTCCTATCTCGCTGCCGGTTGGATTTTGTTCGATGCGCTAGTGCGCGGAGGTGACTAATGCCATTGCCTTTAGTTCTGACTGCTGCCGGTGCTTCCGGTGTTATCGCGACTGCCGTTAAATGGATTGTTGGCTATTCAATCGTTCGGGTCATTGCTGCGCTTGGCATTGGTCTGGTGACGTTTTCCGCGTTGGATTCGATAACGTCACTGATAACCAACTTTATCGAGTCCAACACTTCCGGCATTGGTGGCCAGTTTTGGGAAGTTGCTGTCGTTCTTAATGTGCCGCATGCAATTAAGGTCGTTACAAGCGCTTATGTTGCTGCTGTTGCTATTCGTCAGCTCATGGGCGTTTACAACAAAGTGACCTTTGGGAAGTCAAAATAATGCTCTATCTCGTCACGGGCACGCCCGGTTCTGGCAAAACGTTAAATACCATCAAGTTCGTGGCTGAAGAAAAGCAATTTCAGGGCCGTGACGTTTATTATTTCGGCATTCGTGATCTTTCGCCCGATCTTGGTTGGCAAGAGCTGACCGAGGAAGAGGCTTTGAAATGGTATGAGCTGCCTTCCAACGCGGTCATTTTGTTCGACGAGGCTTATAACGTCTTTCCCACTAAACACGGCTCACAGGGCACGCCCGAGCATGTTAAGCGCCTCGCTACGCATCGCCATCAGGGCCACGATGTTTTTTTGATTTGTCAGAAAGTAGTTGGCCAGCTTGACACTTTCGTTCGCGGTCTGGTCAACCGTCATCAGCACTACGCCCGCATTATGGGCAGTCTAAACATCAATCGCTTTACCTGGGATGTCTGCCAGCAAAACCCGGATTCTGCATCGACTCGCAAAGATGCGAACGTCGATCAGTTCCGCATGGATAAAAAGTATTTTGGTGTCTACCACTCGGCTGATACTCACACCCATACGCTGTCTGTCCCGTGGAAAAAAATAGTTCTGATTTTCGTCGGTATCGGTGTTCTGATCTTGCTGCTGTATCAGATCAAAGGCTTTTTCATTCGTGACGAGCCGCAGCCGGTGACCGCCACATATGCCGGTGTTGTGCCTGGGCAAATGGTTGCATCTGCCGATCGGGATCTCACGTTCTCCGAGCTGGTGACGCCCGAGGTCGACGGTTTCCCATGGTCCGCGCCGATTTATCGAGAGCGATTCACTGATGTGCAGGACTGGCCCAAGCCCGCGGCGTGTTACACATCAGAGCGCACAGGCTGCCGCTGTTTCACCCAGCAGGGAACGCCGCTAGAGGTGCCTGACGGCATGTGCGTTGCTATCGTTGCCGGTGGCTTTTTCGATCACACAAGGCCCGTCGCAGACGGGCACAGCTTGGTGGGTGAGGCTGGCGGGAGTGGCTTGCCCACATCCGCCAGCATCATCAACCAAGCAGATCCTGATTCTTATGATTTAACCCGGGTCCGTGTTGAGGTTGTTCCCCAGTCTGGCCGCTTCTAGCTGTTAAACGGTACTATTATTCGCGCCGGCGCTGCCGCATCGAGCAGAAAAATAGTACCAAAATGCTTTACTCCTTTCCTGCGTATTGGTATCATAACAGCATCTAAACACAAATGAGGCTGCTCAAATGATACCAGATCAGGTTTTTCGTATCCGTTCTATCGTTCTCGCTTCCGTGGGTTCTGACTCTCTGGCCGCTCAGTTTCTCGACAACTATCTGTCCGATGTTGACGTTGGCCTCTATTCTCCTTGTCGTCTTTTCGATTTTCTGCGCGGGCTATATGCAGCCGGATCATGGTCTAGTGATGACCAGGACGCGATAGAACACCTGTTTTTTGCTGCTTATCCGGTTTAAGGGGGGGCAAAATATGCTTATCAAGTTCGAGGCTGATCCGGCTTTGGTTGACCGCATAAAGGCGTACAGTTGCGAGCGTACCGGCTCAAAGGCGTTTTTGGTTGCTGCGTCTGATGCTCCTGATTTGGTGCTTGAGCTTCGCCGTTTACGCTCTGAGCTTAGCCAGGCAAACGAGACTATTCTTGTGCAGCGTCAGACCCTTGAGCAGGCCCGCTCCGCTGCTCTGGCTCTGGTTGAGCGTTGCGGTCAAGGGGATTTGATCAATGGATGATGACGAGCTGGCCCAGCTCAAGGCCCTGATGTTAAAGGCTATCGAGTCGGTCGAGTATCTGCCGTACGCCGAATTACAGCCTTTGGCTCATTTGGCTGACCGACTTTCAATCTGTTGGGGAGAGATTGAGGAACGCGACGAGACCGGCAGGAATTTGGGCTGAGCGTTTCGCATAATATCCGTGCAGGTTATGTTTAGCCCCGGTCGTGGGATTATCCACGGCCACGGCCGGCAGGGCGTCACATAACCTGCCATTATGCGAAACGGTACTATTATTCGCGCCGGCGCACCTGGGCCTGGCTGAAAAATAGTACCAAAAACTCTTGCAGGCTCTCCGTGATTTGGTACCATTTTCCCGATCGAGCACGTTTAACCAGGTCGAATAAAGGTACTAAAATGCTAATCAAGTTTGATGCCGACTCTGCGCTAGTTGACCAGCTGAAAGCCTATACCGGTGAGCGCACAGGTTCTAAGGCGTTCGCCTCTGCTGCTGCCGGTGCCCCCGGCCTTTCTGCTGAGATTCGCCGTTTGCGCAATGAGCTGGAGCAGGCCCGCGAAACCATTCGCGTGCAGCGTCAGACTTTGGAGCAGGCCCGTTGCGCTGCTATCGCACTCGTCGAGCGTTGTGGTCAGGAGGATTTGATAAATGGATGATCGCGACCTGATCCAGCGCTTGATCGATACGCCGCCAACGCCTCGTTGGCTCTCCGTTCTCGTCTGGATCGTCGGTGCTGCTGCTGCCGCTCTGATGCTGGCGTTTGTTGGCTCTAGTCCGTTCTGACGCCTGCGCGGTTGCCCTGATCGCGTTCTCGCCATATGGGCCAGCTCCGGCCCTCACCGCGCAATGTCCAACCCGGTTTTGGTTGTAATGGTCCGATGGCCTCGGCTGTTCCAGGGCTACCAGAACCGGGAACCCTGATTCCCCTGTTTTAACCGCCTAGGGTTATTTTGATGTTGTGCAGTGCTATCTGCATGGCTATAAAGCCCGCCACAGCTTCCAGTGTCCACAGCGTCACCCCTCCTATGATTATCCCTAGGGCTATCTCATAAGCCAGTCTTGGCTCTTTTGGGGTGCGTTTTGGTCTTGGTGCTTCGTCCCTTTCTGCTCTCATGTCCCTGTCTCGGCTGGGTGGGGGTGCTGTAACACCCCCACTTTACCGCAAAACTCTGCGGTCCCTCTCTACCTCAGAGCTTCCTGTTCGTAGCCAAACAGTATCCCTTTCAGGGCTATTCTTGCCTGATTTCTGGCCTCTGCGGGAAGTGCTTCAAACCTCCGCAATATCGGACGCATGTCATCAGATACGAGTAGCTCCTCCTCGGTCGCTAGCAGTTCGTCGGTCGTTATGCCGAGCACGCGCGCTATCGCCAGCGCCTTGTCT